GCCGAAGTTGTGTCCGAGAAACACATGACCAGAGCGTATGTCAGCAAAGTGATTGACCATTACAAGAATACACCCGAAGAACCATTCCCCGCATTTTCACCCTTTTATAAAGTAAAAGATCAGTTCCCAATGGGTCATGGTGAAAAGTCCCTGAGTATCATTCAGCGATTTATCCACCTGAAAGATGATGAAGCGTTAGCCATTCGTTGGCATCTTGGTGGATTTGATCCTGGCTTTCATTTCTTCTTTCCGTCTGGTGCACCGGCTCAACAAGCAATCAGTGAACACCCACTCGTTTCCCTGCTGATTTCAGCAGACTTCCTGGCCACTTGGATGGTCGATCAAACCGTTAAATAAGGAGATACCGTGCTTTCAAACCCACACGTAGGACAGAAGGTAAAAGTAGTCAATGAAAGCTGTTGTGATGGGTTTTCCGAAGATACTTTGGGTGAGATTATCAAAGTAGAGGATGATAACCACATCCTCGTTCAGCCTGATGATTCGATTGATGAGGCTGATTCTATCTGGCATTGTGTTTTGTGTTTGGATGAAAAATAAAACTAACAGGATTCAAACTTTCATGCTATTATCAGAATAAGAAAATCGTTTGAAGGGGCGTGAAATGTCAGACCTTAATTTCAAAGAGCAACTAAAACTGGATAAGCACAATTTAGACCTGTGTGCTATCGAACAGCCTGAACTGTATGCCAAGTGGGCAACAGAATGGGCTGATGCAGTGAACAGGCGTGACCGCATGAAGGACAAGCTTTCAGTTATCAGGAGCGAGTGTGATGCCGCAGTAAGAGAAATACCCGCACGATATGGGTGGGACAATCCTCTGAAAACTCCCACAGAAGCATTTATCAATTCTGCCGTAACTGGTCATCCTGATATGGTAACAGCAAACGAAGATTACCTGAGTGCTGTCCATGAAGCTAACCTGCTTGAAGTTGCCAAACAATCATTTGAACAGCGCCGCAGAATGATTGAAATCCTTGTTCAGTTGTATGTATCCAGCTACTTCTCTGGTAATAAGGATTTTGACAAAGCGTATGCACCTGCAGTTGAGAAGGAATCTGTCAAACAGCAATCTGAGGGATTAGCTAAAAATCCCCGTCTTGCTAGAAGGGTCGCCACACATGCAGATAATCAGTGAGGTTTTTAAATGGTTCAGTATTATCTTTCTAGCCCTTATAGCCGTGTATGTATTAGGCAGAATGTTTGGGTTAGGATTTAGTAAATCATGGCAGTCTATTTCGAGTAAAGGAGACAAGAAGCATGAAAAGAACCATCAAAACTCCTAACGATTACATTATAGATGGTGATTCCTGCTTAATTGGATGCTATGATAAACACTCCGAATTAGTTGGATACACTATAATTGATGCAGAGGATATTGATAAGGTTCGCTCATATAAATGGTGCTTTGGTGACCGTTATATTATGAGTAATTCAACGGGTGTAACCGTAAGAATACATAATTTAATAAAAACACCATTGGAGGGGAATCGTGTTGACCATATTGATGGCAATGCGTGGGATAACAGAAAATCTAATCTCCGATTGTGTGATAATTCCCAAAATAATTGCAATAAAACAAAGCAGAAAAATAATAAATCTGGATACAAAGGAGTGAGTTGGGATAAACAAACCCAGAAATGGGGTGCCAGGATACAAAAGAATAGAAAATCTTATCATTTGGGATTTTATCCCACAGCGGAAGAGGCTGCCACTGCATACAATACAGCCGCTAAAGAATTACATGGTGTGTTCGCACACCTAACTTACAATAAAGGAGAATAACGGTGAAACCTAGTGAACGTAGAGCGGCGATGAAGAAGGAGATGGAACAACGCCTTCAGGAATCGTACAACAGCAAGGACGACAGTGGAAAGTTTAAATCCATTTTCGTCAAAGATGCCGTCGGTAATACACCGATGTGGAAATGTTCCGAAGATGAACACTTCCTCAACATCATCCCGTATGTTGCCGGCAAGAACAATCCCAACACCAAAGCAGGTCAGTTCGCCTACAGTCTGGACATCTTTGTTCACCGCAAAGTCGGTATCAACGAAGATTCCTACATCTGTCTGGCCCGTTCTTACGGTAAGAAGTGCCCCATCTGTGACGAGCAGGCAGAGATCCGCAAGCAGGAAGATTACGATGAGAAGTATGTCAAGACCCTCAACCCTACTCGTCGGGTGATCTACAACATTGAATGCCTGGATTCTGACAAAGAACTGAAAAAAGGTATTCAGCTTTTTGAGGTCAGTCATTATCTGTTTGAAAAAGAACTGGCTGAAATCGCCAAGAAACCTCGTGGTGGTGGATTCATTCTGTTCTCTGACCCCGACGAAGGTAAGACCGTATTCTTCCGCAAGAGCGGTAACGGCCCAACGAATACCGAGTACAAAGCATTCAAGTTTGAAGATCGGGAAGAGCCTGTCTCCGATGAAATTCTTGATGCCGCTCTGTGTCTAGATGAACTGATTCATATTCCATCGTATGAAGAGGTTCGCAATGCATTCTTCGGTAATGATGCTAGTGACGATATTCCAGAAGAAACCGTCACTGAACGTGCCGCGGAAGCTGAACAGTCCCGTCGCCCAGCTTCACGTGGAGCCGCAAAAGAAGAGGTGAAGAAAGAAGAGGAAGTAGCTAAGGAATTTGAATATCCTTGCTCTAGCTCCGCTGACTTCGGCTCTTTTGAAGCATGTGAAAACTGCCCCGATGTTGCAGAATGTGAGGCAGAGTTCAACGAGAACGAAGCCAAAACAGTTGAAAAACAGAAGGAAGCAGATCGTCTTGCCGCAGAAAAAGAGAAGGAAAAGGAAGCGGAAAAGCCTGCTGAATCAACGACAGTCAGCCGGCGTCCACGTAGAGGCGAAACTGCTTCTGCTGAGGCTGAACCGGAAAAAGAAACTGCGGCACCAGCTGATGCACCTGCTGGTCGTGCTCGCAGAAGGCCAGGTGCATAATGGCGCTAGTCCGTAGAGGTAGTGTTGGTGATAGTATCGCCACAGATGCCAAAGCTGTTGATACGACAGAATCGGCATCTGCACCAAGTGGGGCGAATGTACCCACAAACTTTGACACCACTGTATCTACTGGATCGACATTACTTGACCTTTCAATATCGGGAGGCCGCCTCGAAAGGGGCGGCATTCCTGGTGGCATAATCGTTGAGATATTCGGCCCATCAGGTGCAGGCAAATCCGCTTTGCTTTCAGAACTTGCCGCATCTACACAGAAACGTGAAGGTAAAGTAAAGTTTCTTGACCCTGAGGCAAGACTTGATCTTGCATACTCTGAAATCTACGGTATATCTGTCAAGGAACGATTTGAGTATTCACGCCCCGACACTGTATCGGGCATGTTCCTCGATGAGATTTGGGGCTGGGATGCACCAAATAATGGTGCTATCAACATGATTGCCGCTGATTCACTCGCCGCCCTTTCTACTAATATGGAAATGGACAACGATGATGGCGACAAGATGGGTATGCGCCGTGCAAAAGAGTTCTCCGAAGGACTCAGAAAAACATGCAGATTGATAGCCAAGAATAACTGGTTGATTGCATGTTCAAACCAAGAACGTATGGGTGATGGTGGTAAGACTACGACACCAGGTGGTAAAGGTGTTCCTTACTATGCTTCCCTGCGTATCAATATCAAACCCGCTTTCCCTACTTCCAAAATTATTATCAAGAAAAAGATGGGAAGCAAAGACATCGAAAAGGTTATTGGTATCTACAGTGAAGCTACCATCGTCAAATCTTCCGTTGATGATCCGTGGCGCAAGTGTCCCGTCTCTATCATATTCGGATATGGTATTGACACCATCAGGGATGAATTGCAGTACTTCAAAGATTATCGTGGTGGTACTTCATACGATTGCTTTGATCGTACTTTTGCGGCAATGAACCAAGCCATTGCTTACATTGAAGAAAAAGGTTACAAAACGAAGTTGCAAGATCGCACCATAGAATTGTGGAACGAAATTCAAACGAAGTTCAAAATTGACAGGAGGGTTAAAGACCGTGGCTGAAAAAATCAAGTTCGTCAAAATGGCCGGAGTATTGTTAGTTGGTAAAGAAATCGAAGGTGGACTGAAAAGTCCCCGTATGGTATTCGCCAACAGTGAAACACAACAGATCAGCCTTTCCCGCTGTATCGGTAATCCTGAAATCGTGTTCATCCCCAGTTCACCTGATTTTCAGTATTACAACGAGGACAAAGAGTTTGAAAAGTTCTATCTTACCGAATCGACTGACATCCCCGGTTTGCAGATAGTCAAGTAATAGCACGTTATCAGAACGAGAGCGGTACAGCGATGTACCGCTTTTATTTTATCAAAGGTTTACACAAACAGTGATATAGTAAAGATGAGAACAGAACAAAGCGAGAATGTATGGAAAACATTTGTAGAATCATATCAGACGGATCGCCAGGTGGGACAAGGGTTCTCATGCCTGACGGAACACCCATCCCCAATGTTATAAGAGTAGAATGGTATCTTGATGCTGATGGTTCTATTAAAGCTAGGTTAGACCTCTACACAGCCAGTATTGATGCTGTTGTTACATTAGAATCACCAAAGAAGAAAAGGATTAAAAAATGACTCCCATCATTATAGATTCAAATGCATTATGCCACAAAGCACGCCACACCTTAGGTGAACTGAATAATGAAACCATGCGTGTGGGTGTAATCTTCGGTTTCTTTATTCAGATACTCAAGATGGCAAAGAACCATAATACCGATCAATTTATCTTTACCTGGGACTCGAAAAAATCCCACAGATTAAAACTGTTCCCTGCGTATAAAGAGAAACGTAGGACTGGTGCTGATAAGACACCAGAAGAAAAGGAAGAAGATTCATTTGCCTACGCACAATTCGACCAGCTGTATGAGAAGTATCTGCCAGCAATCGGATTCAAGAATAATTTCAAAGCTGATGGATTCGAAGGTGATGATATTATCGCTTCCGTTGTTGACAATAATCCAGATGTAAACTTCCTTATATCATCTGGTGATGAAGATATGTACCAGTGTCTTTGTGAAGGTGTGGACATAATAAAAGAAAAGGGTGTCCTATCTGTCAAGAAGTTTATAAAGGAATATGGCATCCATCCTAATCGTTGGGCAGAAGTCAAGTCGATTGCTGGATGTACTTCTGATGAAATTCCTGGCATAAAGGGTGTGGGTGAAAAGACTGCCATTAAATTTATTAAGGGTGAACTGACACCAAACACCAAAGGGTATCAGAACATTATGAGCCCTGAAGGGAAACGGCTCCGTGCGTTATATGCAAAGCTTGTTACCCTGCCATTTGAAGGATGTCCTGATTTCATCTATACTCCAGATACAAAACTTTCACTTGACGCATTTATGGATATGTGCAAGGAATTGAACTTTCAATACTTCTTAAAAAAGGATACCCTCAATCAATGGAAACAACATCTGAACCTAAGGTAGTAACAATGGTGTTCAGTCCTAAAACAGCTAATATTCTGCGGTTGATGTTTGACGAACTGGAAAAAGCCGATAAGAAGTATGACCACGATAAGATGTCCATGAAAGAATTGAAGTGTTCCCTTGCTACAGTCAAATGTGAATTTGAGGAGTTGAAGCGGGAGACCAAACGTAAACGAAGAAACATGGCTTACATGGAACATGAGGCTATACAGCTACTAGCCATGTCCTTTAAGTTTAATCGTGATGTTATATTTGCAGGAGAAACCGTATGAAAAGTATAGCAAATGTGTACCTAATGATGTCAGAGGATGATACCTTCGACATAACACTCATATCAACAATGGAGGTTCTCATTCAGAAACTCCGTCTCCGACAGAAAGATCCTAAACGCCTTTACCGTATCGAACAATTAAACCAAGCATTAATTACCCTTGAAGAAATGTATGAGGGCAACATACCAGAAGAATATTCTGAAAAGGCTAAAGTATTTGATGATAGTATTAATTCAGCATTAAGAGAATTGCAGTCCTGATAGGAGGTGTATATGCAAACCGTAGTTAAACTGCCAACTCATTGTCCTTATTGTCATGCATCTATAGCACACCATCAGGACAAAACAGGTTTCCGCATTTATACATGTGGCGCACAAGTCAACAAAGAAACCGAGAAGTTCACCTATATCTGTGATAGGTCTAAACAACAAGGATTGTTCTAGTGAAAGCATTTATAGGAATAGACCAATCAAAGAAATCAACTGCATTACATGCCTTAGATTTAGATGGTGAAACCATCAACTACACCCTCATCACCCCACCCATTGAACTGGATAGTGAAAACCTCATCTGCTACCAGTGGGATGCCATAAAAGAATTCATCGAAGATATCCAATGTTCACATGAAGTGGTAGGAATCGTACTAGAAGGTGCCGCATTTGCCGCTATGGGTGCATCAAATGATCTACTGTGGGGCATTCAATGGTACGTCCGTACTCGCATTCTTGTAGAATTTGATATGGTTGTTGGTATTATTACAGCCGCATCTTGGCGATCTTCTATTCTGACAAGAGTGGAATTACAATGGTTCAAAGCCCATCATGGTGGAAAGATTGGTTTGAAACATGCGGCTGTGTCGAAGTTGCCACCCGAGTTAAGAAATGAACTTGAACGATATGTATATCAGGAACGTAACCGAATAAACCTCACTAAAGGCAAGAAGGCCGATAGCCGCAGTGAGGTTTATAAAGATGCACTGTTTGACCTCACTGATTCTTGGGGACTAGCTTGGCACCGTATATGTTTACATCATAAAGGTCACAGAGCAGTTCCTATTGCAGTGAAGAAAGTAAAACGTAGGAAAAAAGCCACTCCTGTATTTGTTGAAGCGCCAGTTATTAAAAAACCGTTAGTTCGGAGGTCAGAGTGCAATTCACAGTGAATGGTTTCCGTGGTATATTGACAGCTAAATCCATAGATGATGCCATAAATAGAACCAGAGCCTGCTACAAAGGAATTTTGAAGATTAAAGAAGTACATCATGGTTTCTTCGTTTTATGCAAAGATAACCCAAATCATGGGGAATGGTTAGAGTTTGATGGTAAATACAGAAAGGTGGAGGATAAACCATGTCGGAAAATATGAAGAAGGAAGAATTGCGAACGATCATGAACACTGAACCAGAGTACACAGGCATTGCTGGAAAAGCTTGGGTGCTTGACAGAGAAGAATTCCTCAAGAAGCATCCTGGTGATGCAGTTGCAACAATCAAATCATGGATAGTCAACTGCCCAACTGCCCATCCTGTTTGGTCTAACTACCTTATTGCGGTTATATCACTTGCAGAATTCCCAGGTGTTGCACCCGCTGAAATCAGAATGCCCAATGCAACACATGAAATCATGGTCATTGCATTGAATCCTGACATTATTCCTACTCTTAATGATGAAGTACACTTCCTCACACCTATTAACTTTTCCGGTCAGTTCATTATTAAAAACGATGAAGGTGCGGTTGATCGACTTGACCAAGTAGTCCACCTTGTTTGTGACGGTAAGCTTAATCCAGATACAGATGCCAGAGGTCAATGGGAGCGATTGTTCCCACAGGAGTAATTTATGCTGAAAGATAAGTATTGTGAGTGTGGTCAGTACCTCACAAAATATTTTCATTCACTAGGTCAAATGCTACTCGTAACTGATACGGATTACAAGCTGACCGGAGTGCAGTGTCCTTCCAAAGATTGTAATTGTTCATACACTATTGAAATCAATTATGATGGTATGGAAAAAGTCACTATTGTCACACTCAAAAGGATGTAGCCATGCTCAAAGCTATTGAGATAAAAAACTACCAGTCTCATAAAAGTTCTTCTCTTGAGTTCTCACCAGGACTGAATGCAATCACGGGTTCAAGTGATAGTGGTAAATCTGCTATCATACGAGCCATACTGTGGGGACTCCGTAATAGACCATCAGGAGGTTCATTTAAGAGTTGGTTTGCCGATGATAAAGAATCTGTTGAGGTGGCGTTTGAGTTTGACAATGATTGGTTTGTCAAAGATAGAGTGGGTGCAAAGAACCGCTATCGTACAGAAGGTGGAGACTTTGAAGCGTTGAGGTCAGATGTACCCGAACCTGTTCAAGCCATATCAAACATTGTTGACTACAACATCCAGACACAATTCCAGCAATATTTCATGTTGCAAGATTCCGCTGGTGACAGAGCCAAGAGAATGAATGAGCTTGTCGGTCTTGACATCATTGACCGCATTTTCAAGAAGCTTACTGCCAAGATCACATCCACCAGATTGTCAATTAAGATCACCACAGATGAAATAACCAAACTTACGGAGCAGATTGAATCGCTCAATTATCTGGGCTCCGTTGAAGTGCTGATAAACAAGCTATGCAAAGATATTGACACACAGACTTTAAACAGCGGTAGAGCAAATGCCTTGCGAGAAATGATAGGCAAATTGCATGACAATGATACGCAAAGAGCCCAATTTGAAAAAACCTTACAAATAGAGCCACAATTCAGGAAGATATGTGATCTGATAGCTTCCAGGGATAATAAGAGAATGCAGGCAAGAAACCTTAGACTTGAAATTGATAAGTTCTATAAGGTTGCTACCGATCTGCAAGCAGATAAAGAGTGGTTAGCAGTTGAAACACCTTACCTCAAATTGAAAAAACTCTGCGAAGACCGTACCGAGATTTCCCATAAGCATGTTCGCCTTATTTCAATCCTAGATCAGTATGATGATTTAAAAGATCAGATTGACGGCAAGAAGAAAGAGGTCGATACAAAAGCCGTCGTTTATACCGATATGCTTGTTGCCACAGGGACATGCCCTACGTGTATGAGTAAGGTAAACTCCAAAACAATATCCCACATCATCGAATCATTAAAGGAGTAAGTCATGGAAAAGAAAGTAACTCAACTACCAGGTACAGAACCGTTAGAAACTATAGGAGCTATGGTAAAGCGTATGGCTGCTGAAATGCCTGATATGATAAGGTACCATATCATGAGGGCACAGATGCAACGAGAATATTACCTTGAATTAAAAGCACAGGGATTTGACGAAAAGCAGGCATTAGAACTTTGTTCCAAGATGTAATAGTTTATGAAGGTCTATAAAATCGTGCTATAGTATTAATGAAAGCGAGAACATTATGGCAACAATAGTAGTAGAATATAGAGACGGTCATAAGGAAACATTTGAAGAAACGTCAAGAGCCGGTGGTAGTTATCACACCTCATCTTTCTCTGAGCCTGGTTTATTCTGCATCAAAGATGCATATGGTGCTGTGACTAGAATACCACTTGATTTAATCCAAAAAACATATTCATATTGAGGTGGCTTATGAACCGAAATGATTTTATACTTGCACTCATAAAAATATTCACAACCAGAGAATACTACATGCACATGGGGCAAGACCTGAGAATCAAAAGCCATAAAACAGATGAAGATTTTATGCATGATTGTACCTGGCATATCTTCACATTTGAAAATGGAGATATGTTAAAATTGAGGTCGGAGGCGCAATGAAAGCCTTATGCTGTGGTGACCAACATATAACAAAGAAACGCCCTAAGAATCGTACCGACGATTACTATAAGACGGTCCTTACAAAGTTTGAGCAAGAACTCCTGATAGCTGAGGAAGAAGATTGTTCCTGCATGTTACTTCCCGGTGATGTATTTGATACATTCAAGGAAGATCACTTTGTCACACAGGCAATAACCAATATCTGCCGTAGACATCCTAAGATTAAAATATTTGCTGTTGCAGGACAGCATGACCAGCAGTTTCATAATCCTGATCTGACGGGCACAGCACTTATGACCTTAGTTACTTCTGGGGTCGTTACGCTGTTGACCAAAGAACCAATTGTCTTTGAGGGAATTGGATTGTATGGCTCTGACTGGAAAGGTGAAATCCCTGAGATTACAACGCCTAACCTAATTAACATTCTTGTACTGCATAAGATGATAGTGGAAGAAAAACTCTGGGCCGCACAAGAAGGTCACACATGGGCAAACCACATTCTTATCAAGAACAAGTTTGACCTCATTGTATCGGGTGATAATCATACTCAATTTGTTGCAAGCAAAGGTGAAAAGCATCTAATCAATATGGGTGCCATGATGCGGTCCACAATAGCGCAGGTTAACCATCATCCTGCTGTTGTTTTATATGATTCAAGAACAAAGACCATTGACATCATAGACCTTGAAGTTGAACCAATTGAAAATGTGATGTGTGTAGAAAAGGCAGAGAAAGAAAAGGAAAAGAACGCCCAGCTTGATGCGTTTGTATCCTCTCTGAAAGATGCAGAACTAAAAGAAGGTCAGGCTATTAAGCTTGACTTTGTTGGTGCCCTTGACGATTACATTACCGAGAACTGTATAGAAGAATCTGTGGCTGATATTATCTATGAATGTATGGAGGGTTGATGAATCTCATATCCTGTGGTGCATGTGGAGTTGTACTTGATCTAAGCAGAATTACTCCACCAGAAATATGGAAGGATGATAAAGAAGAGGAAGGGTCAGTCATTAACCATGATAATGCTTTTTGGGATGGTGGTGATTATGTTCCGACTATGCACTGTCCTTCTTGCAAAAGTAGAATAATTGTGAGTACGGGGGACCGTGTTTAATGTTACTCCCTGTGCAAATAATGCCAGCCTGTATGATAGCAGGCAGTATCATATCTGCAATGATGTACTTTTCAAAGGGCGATTATAAACACACCCTTTATTGGTTATCCTCAGCATCAATCATTTACTCGGTGACCTTCTGATGGGATTAAAGATAAGTGCCAGTGATATGTGGTTTATAGGTTACACATTATTCGGATTGCAGATACCTTTTTATTTAGCTAATAGGAACTATGTAATGGCTTTCTCATATTTCATTGTCACCATTGTGTACAACCGCATAGGATGGAAATTTTATCGTCTGGAAACTGATATAGCCATAAATAAATATATAGGGAGATTGAAACATGGGAATGATCGAAGATTTATCTAAACTAGGAAAAGAGATTGAAACCGCAAAGAAGTCTGTTGACCAACTCGAGGGTCGCCGTACAGAAGTTCTGGAACGATTGAAGACCGAATTCGATGTAAAATCTGTTGATGAAGCCGAGGTAGTTCTTGACCAATTGGATAAGGACATACTGAAAATGGATGAAACCATTAACAAAGAGTTTGCTGAACTCAAGGAAAAGTTCACATGGTAAGCCATGCCGCTGAAATAAGCAGGGCAAAGAATCTTCTGTTGGAGTTAAAAACAGAAAGGAAACTCAAGGCACAAACCCTTCTTGAAAAAGAGAAGGCCCTTGAAGCTCTTAATCAAGTCCTAGTGGATTCTGAAAAAGCCCGCATAGTTGTTCAGGCAGTTGCATCCAAAGTGCAACAAGACCTTGAATACCGCATTACAAACATCGTCACTATGGCGCTAGCCGCAGTGTTCAATGATCCTTACGAATTCAAAGTCCAGTTTGTCACCCGCAGAAATCAGACCGAATGTGATATGTTTTTCGTGAAAGATGGAAACGAATGTGACCCGATGGATTCATCTGGTGGTGGTGCGCTTGACATAGCTAGTCTGGCACTCCGTATGGCTATCTGGTCAATCAAGAAAACCAGAGCCATACAGATTCTTGATGAGCCTGCTAAGTTTCTATCAAGAGACATGCAAGATAAGTGTTCGGATATGCTCAAGGAACTGTCGGCAAAACTAGGCATTCAGTTGATTGTTGTATCTCATATCCCCGAAATGATAACAGCGGCAGATCGCGTTTTTGTCGTTGAACAAACAGAAGGAGTATCCCGTGTCCGAACTATCACTTGACCAAGTAAGAGCAAAGAAACGCCAGCTAGAATGTGACCTCAGTTTGTTCATTGCCGATAAGGTAAAAACATTCTCAGTTGAAACAGGTTTTGTACCACATCTATCTGTCCGTGTTTACGGTAACACACTGAAAGAATTTGGTAAACCCGATAAGGAACTCTTCCGCAATGTTGAAGTTGAAGCAGATGTGACCTTATGAGTGATTGCCTTTACAGGGTAGTTGAACAGGTGTGTGCAGGT